CCCACCGATTTTTTTATGATTCTTCTCGACCTTGTTCCTTGTCTTTATTATAGTTGTGTAAACCTTCGACTTTTCATCAAAGTTTTCAGACACCAGGCGCGGCATGTTCTTTGGCAATTGATCAAGCTTGTCAGCTAGTATGTCAAACTTGTGTAATACTTCTGCATTACTCTCAAACCTTTGCACCTGTACTATTGGCACATGGTCAAAGTGAGACGGGTTTAAATGGTCATGTATGATTTGCGCGGCATAGTCATTTGATACGCCTCCCATTTTTTTGTTATTCTCTTTATCAACTATCCTTTCGTTGTCATGCGTAAGCGTAAGCCGTCCGCCCTTTGAGTCCAAAGGATTGGCAACCGTTCCCGTGTCTTCTGTACCCTCGTAGAATGATGGCAATATTGCGTTCAATCCTGTGTATAATTTCAATGCATCCGATAACGTTTTAGAAACTGCGCCCGGATCTCCTGCATTCTGCGCGTACGCCTTAAATCCCGCAAGTAATATCTCCCTCCTTTGTGCTTTTTTGACTTGCTCCTCTCTTATGCGATCCTGTTCTGCTTGTAGCCTTTGATTGGTTGCGAGATTATCCTTTGCAAGTTCGGACCCATTTTGCGCGGCTTGGCGTAACGCGTCCTCTCTTGATTGCAAGGCTTCTATTTCTCTGTCAATCTCGTTTATCCGGTTGTCACTAGCTTTGGCAAAAGCTTTATCTAGTACGTCAATAGCTGCAACGGTGCTGTCTTGGATTTGCTTTGACTTTGCGTCAAGTGCTTTTTGATGCTCATCCTCTAGCGCTTCAATTTCTTTGTTGTGTTCTTTTAAGGCTTTGATTTCTGCGTCTGATCTTTCTTCAAGTCCTTCAATAGCAACTTCTGTAAGCTTCTTTTGAAGTTCTTGTTTGAGCTTGATTTGCTTTAAATCATCCTCTTCAATTAATTTACCCCTTGCTTCAATTAAATTTTGAAGCCTTTCAATCTCTAAATCATTTACATTTTCATCTAATGATTCTTTTATTTTATTTATTTCTTGTTGCCTCTGTACGTCTGTGATGAATATTTTGTTTTTCTCTTCTATTATTTCACCATCAGCATCTTTTAATAATTGAAGTTTATCTTTTTGGAATTGCTTTTCAATATCTAGCTCTGCTTGCTTTAGCGCATTATCTTCTAAATCCTTAGTTTTAGTAAGTTCATTATTTAAACCTTTTTGCGCTGCCGCTCTTGATCTTGCAACGGCGGTCAAATCAATACCAAGATCAAGTAATTTACTTTCAATTTTTTCTAATTCGATTTCATTACTAGTAAGATTGAATGCAGCAACAGAGGATCTTCCTAATACTTTTTCAAGTTCTATTGCTATATTCAAGTCTTCTGCGGCCGCGTCTGCACCCTTCTTCCTGCCGTCTCTTAATTCTTCTAGTACTCGATTGTAATCTTCTGCATTTTTTATTTGTAATAAAGCCAATGGCACACCATTAGCTAAGGAATTATTGCTTTCAAGTTGAGTTTTAGCGACATTTCCAACATTCTTAGCAAGAGCTATTTGTATCCTTAACCTTGCTTTCTCAGCAATTAGATTTTTAGCGGCTTCACTACTTAATAAAACTTCTGCGGCAATCTTCTGCTCTAAAGCTTCAATATTAATCTCGATAGCCCCCGTTTCTTCGTTTATTTTTGCAATTGAATCATCGAATGTGCTTAATAGCTCCCCTTTTACCCCGTTTAAAATCTCAGTTTCTTCCGCTGTTAAATTTTCCTGACTTGACAGCTCTTTGTATGTTTCTGCTAACTCGGTATTTTTTGCAATGTTTGCTTCTGATGTTTCTAATTGCTCAAGATTTGTATCGATAAGATTTTTTGCAGCTTTATCTGTATCAGAAAACAACCGAATCAACCTAGTAAACCCTTGAATTATTCCCCTTATTGATTTAGCAAGGCCGCTATTACCTAAAATAAGCCCCTGTATAGAACTTGTAAACTTTTTAATGTCACCATCTAAAGTATCACCTATTATTGCTGACGCGGCCCCCGCTGAACCTGCCGCATTTAATAAACTTTTATCGAGCTTATCAATCTCATCTACATTGTCAGCTATTACGGTAGCGACAACCGCACCCCTTTTTCCAAATAGTTCGTTTGCTTTGCTTAGTTTATTTTGACTAGTTGATATCTGAGTTAATGCGTCCTCTAGCGTAATCCCTTTGTCAGCAATATCAATAAATACGTTTCTAAGTGCTGACCCTGCTGTACTTGCTTCAATACCAGAATCAACAATCTTACCAAGTATTGCTGTTGTCTTCTCAAGACTTACACCTGTCGCGTTTGCTGCGGGACCGACTATAGCTATAGCCGTTGCAAACTTCTCTATGTCCAAAGCTGTAGAATTGAACGCTTTAGCTGCAACATCTGACACCCTGCCAGCTTCTGCGGCCTCAAGGTTAAACGCATTCAATGTACTTGCTGTAACTTCTGCCGCTCTACCTAATTCGCTATCTGTTGCAATCGCAAAATTTAATATTGCTTCTGTACTGTCCTCAATTTGTTTTGTTGTAAACCCAAGCTTACTTAAATTCAATTGTAATTCAGCGACATTGCTTGCGGTAAAAGCTGTGCTTATTCCAAGCGCCTCCGCCTGCTTTGTTAAAGATCCAGACGTATCTCCTGTAATTGCCTGAACCTTAGCTGTTGCGAGACCGAACTCTCTAAATAAACTAATTGACGCTCTTAATCCTGCGGTTATACCTGCGATTCCTGCGGCAATGCCGATCATTGGCCCTATTGCGGACCCAATACCCTTTGTAAGTCCTTTAAAACCACGCTCATACTCCCCAACAACTCTACCTGATTGTCCAACTGTCCTATCAGTGGCTTTTAATTTAGCATCAAGGAAAGTGATCTGTCTTAATAATCTTTTTGCCTCTCTTGTGTTGCCTTTGTTCTGAAACTCTAAATCTTTGTACTTTTTTGTAAGACGTGTAAGTTTGGCGCTTGATCTACCGTAAGCACCATTTAAAGTGTCTGTTTCTTTTGCTAATGATCTATTAGCCTGCTTTTGTCTTAATAATCTTTGATTTGTACGCTCAAGCTCTTTCCCTTGCTTACTTTGGGCAATCCTTAGCCTACCTTCTGCGGCTTCTCTTTGCTTGTCTATCTTTGTAAGATCGCTTTTTATGCGCTTTTGCTTCTCTAAATCCTCATTTATGACCTTTTGACCCTTTGCGCTGCCTGGGTCGGCCTTTTTTGCGGCCTCAGATGATGCTTTTGATACGTCTTTAAATGACTTTTCAAGCTTCTCAAGCACCGTGACAAGTGCATTGGTTTCTTTTATGGTGTCATTCCATAAATTACCTTGTACTAAATCACTATTTTTTATCTGCTTGGCCATGTGCTCTCACGTTGCTCTCAATATACTTGAGATAATTATAATACTTCTCAACCGTTAAGACTTTTGGGTCAATCTGAAACCCAAAAAACTTCTCTACTCCTGCCACTACTTCACCGAATTTCTGCGGCTCCTTCTCGTCTACCATCCCTTTGATGTCAATCTCAAGAATGTTTATCTTATTCAGTTTAAATTTGTCACCGCTTGCAATGTATTCAGCAATCTTTGCGGCTAACTGTTGTTTCTTTTGCATGTACCGCTTGTAGTTGTCATTAACTCCAAACTCATCAATATACTGTTGATATAAGTCTATCCAAAGGGCTGCCGTCTCTTCGTTGTTCTGATCGGCAATGTCTTTGTAACTTTCTGCAATTATTAAATATTTTAGGTCACCCGTTTCATGAATCTTGTTCCAATTCCATATTGGCATTACCTCAATAGATTTATACGTTAAGTATTGCTCTAATTCGGATTTGTAGCTCCTCTTGAAGATGCCTAGCAAGTTTTGAAGTATTAATTTCATTCAATCCAAGTATGTCAAGCCCGTAAACGTCAACAAAGTCACCGCTGTCAGGGTAAAGGTTTGTTTTTGCATCGATTAAGAAACCGACACTGTTTGGTATTACGTCAAATGTACGATAAAACCGTCCGGATAACTTTAAATTTATGAACGGGGTGATCGCTACACCTTCACTTCTCTTTTGATTTAAGTAATCCGGGTTTCTGTAAGGTGGTAAAACCGACCCATCAGACCGTAAACCAAAGAATAACTGCTCCTCTGTGTTAAGTTTTATGATAAAGTCCTGAGTAAATGGATCACTCCACACCTCTTTCAAAAGCTTATTGATTTTAATGCTTTTGATTCTTCGGGCTTTATCGTGCAACGCTTCAAAGAACATTATAAAAAAGGGGGCTATTCCTCCCCCTCTTTAGTTTTTTTCTTTTTCTTCTTGATTGGCTCCTCCTCCTTGGAAGGATTTAGTTTTTCCAAATGCAACCAAAGCTCATTCCGAAATTCTTCATCTTGAGTTGAATACATTTGATCAACATCAGACCTTGACGCGTTTCCGAACGCGTCAAGGTTGATATCAATTCTACCAATTTTTACAATGTTACTCATTAAACAGCAATATATTCAGCTTTGAATAACTCGAATCCGTCTTTTATCAAGGATAATTGCAATACATCACCAGCCGTTTGAGCTACGTACACAAGCTCATATGTACCGGCAGGGGTTTCAGCAGCCGAAGTAACAGTTACAGCTAATTGTGTATCTGCATTGAATAACGTCCATTCGCCAAAAACAACACCTGTAAACGCTACCTTTGCAGCTTCACCACGATCATAGCTAACTGTTGCAAATGCGCCCGTTGCTGTGATAGTCGCAAAACTTGCTCCAAGATCAACAAGACCATCAAGGCCAAGTAATGAAATTTCAGAGTCATCAGCTTTTATGATTCTCAAGTCCTCATCTTTAGTAAGTCTTGAAAACTCAAAAGACAATTGGATTTTTTGAACTGTTGTGTCTGTTGACTTGATTAATATTGGATTCCATGTATTATTATCAACCGGTACAGGCTTTAAGCTTAATCCATCGCTTGAAATGTTACCAATCAAGTTACCTTGATCATCAATGATAAACATTCCAAACTTAGTGCATTTGATTGCTTTCAAGTTATCCAACAATGTTGGCGCTTGGTTTGGTAATATCCCAGTGTAAGTCCTTGTACCTTCTTGTACAAATAGATTACTTGTATCATTGAATGATTCAAAGATTGTGTCACCTTTTACATCCTCAACGTTTTTAAATTCAGGTAGTGGATAGTATCTCTTTGATCTATCGGTGTTTTCTGTTCTTGCATCCCACTCTACTTGAGTACCAGTGTATGAGGCAATAGTTATAACATTTTCGGTTCCATCGTCCGCAATAAGTGGGACTAGGATAGGCTTAACACCTACGCCCATAATTGGAACGCAGCTTGGAGTGCCCGTGTTACTTAATGTTATATCGCAGTTACATGCTGACATAGTTTTATTGTTTATTGTTCAAAATTTAATTAACATCACAAGCACCCTCGCAAGTGAATTTTTTTAGTATTGGCAAATCAATGCGTAATTCAGTACCTCCTAGCTCCTCATTAAAGAATGAATCAGTAGCACCGTTTACGCCTTCAACGCCAAATTTTGCAAAATTAACAAGCGTGAAATTCCCATCAAGCTCGCCTATCTGCACATTTTTCTTTAGTAATTTAACAAATTCATGTGACAAGTTCCACATCGGTACAACTGCGTCCGCGTAGAGCGTGTCAGTTTTGTCCACTCCTGGTGGTCTTTGGCCTAGAAAGAATATGCGTAAATCGCTTGTCCTCTCGATCCTGTCTTCCTCATCAAGGTTAAAGATCTCCCTTATCACCTCCCACACAAACACCATAGGCATCTTCTCGGACCCTTGGGTGATCTTTGTCAATTCGTTATTGATTGCAATGCGTGTGCCGTGAAAGTACTTCGGCCCTTCAATGCTAAATGTAGTCCCAACAGGCGCAACGCTTGCAGTAAATGTTATAGATGTATTGTTGACAACTTGTGTCACCTTGTAGAATGTACCGCCAATGTCAATCTTTGAGCAAACCGGCTGTACATGAAATGTATTGCACACCTCAATCGTAAACGTTCCATCGGTGTTATCAATCAAATCATTGATTAACTCAGTGAATGTCAACTGATTGACTAATGTTTCTATGATATCGGTTATCTGGCTAGGCATTAAATATTACTAATTGACGGTTTATTTTTTTTCTTGTTTGATTTCTTCCAATGAAGTTTATTGTTGACGATAAATGTATATGATTTGTTCTCGTTCATCTCCGTGCTTGTGCCATCGGTAAAGTTAACCAACAAGATAGGTGAGTTTGACATGATCTTCACATACTCAATAACCTTCTGCTCATCATCTATCCACATAATTCGACCTATGTAAATAGTATTGTATAGAGCTTCTTTGGGAGTGAAATCTACTTTCATAATCAATATTGTCCAAGTCTTAATATGTTCATGATCGCAATAATTAAATTGCTAGCATCAATATCACCGTTGCGCATGGTGTACCCCTTTGTGTCGAGGTTTATGAACTCATTTACGGTGCCTGTTGTGCCCTCTATGTAATCAAATAAAGCTACATCTGAACCGTCCTGTGATCCTCTTATCGCTTGCTCTCTGAATCCATCATACATCAATTGGATAGTCTCAAAGAAGTCTTGTCCGTCTTGCTTAGATAAATATGTTCCTATCTCAACAAACATCCTCAAGGCTTCTGCTCTTTGCTTGCAAGATTCAACCATTCTAACATGATGACTTGCCCAACTATTAACAAGCATCGATGACGCATCTTCTACATTTGCCGCTTGTCCTGTACTCATTAAATGAGATACCTTATTAGCGTTGTTAGTGGCTTCATCAATTGAAGCATTGTCCAATGCTAAAATTATCATTAAATCTTTGTCTTTGTCTGACAACAAATTCCAATCTATAGAGGCAATTTCATTTTTTTTGTAATCTCTGAATTGATAATAGTCTCTGCTTACGTCTAAACTTACAAGCACTGGGATATCAACCATCCATGTGATCTCTTTAAGAGATGAATCTGAGTCATCCCAACCCCACGATTTTTGCAAATCAACACTATCAGCATTCACACCTAAATAATCAGACGTATTCAATACGGGCGTATATTCGTTACAAAAGTCACTAACCGCTGTTGCTTCATCTAATGCGCTTCTAAACTCCTCTAAGGCTACAAGGCCTGACCCTATTTCAATAATCCCTACTATCATGATGGTTGTATTATTAAACACATTATACATTCTCCTGGTTTCTGGCCAGCATCCCACTCTATTTCAGCATAATTATCAGCAGCAGATACGGTTGGCCCAGTAAAGTCCTCTCTGCCTCCACTATTACCATTCATTGAACTCAACACAATAGTCTCTTCTACAACTCCATCGATATGTAACTTCATTTGTGTTGTAGTACTTCCATCCTTAGTCTTATACGCTATGCCTATTATAGTACCATCTATAGGTATTGGCCATCTAGTCTTGGCTTTGCTTGAATCATCAGCATCAGTGCTTTTCCCGTTAGCAATTAGAAACTTTCCTAAACTATCACTTTTAGCTCCGAAAGGACAACAGGCTATAAGGGAAGACCCCGCGCCACCTGTTATTTCATCCCAGCCTAAATCCTTTCGCGCGTACTGTTTGCCATCGTTTGGCGCTTCTGGGAATGATACCTTTGCTGTGTTTGCAATTATTGCAGCTAAGTCGGCACTTGTAGCAAATTTATTTGTACCCTCTGGAATATCATCGGTATTTACAAAACTAGCCTGTTTAAACGTGCCGTTTACGTAGATAACTGCTTGATTAAGAGTTGTATTAACTATTAAACTCCTTTCATCTGGTGAAGTGATAGCGGTTATATCTGCCTGTGTTAATCCTTGTATGATGTCTTGTATCTCCATTATATCACCATTCTATAATCACCATCCGCAATATTGCCATTTCTTCGCGCTTCAACAGTGTTTACGCCTGTTCTTCTTATCCTCCAACCAATAGTTTGTCCATCTGACAACCTGAATACCTCCGGTTTAATATCTAAAGTATTTAACGAGTGAGTCACCGTGAACGTTGTGCGCCCTCCTGCAAATACTCTTGTTACTGTAGCCTCACCACTATCTAAATCTACATTGAATGAGGGCTTTAAACTTGATGCTGTAACATACCCTGCATCATTTACTAACTCACTAACATTGTCACCGGACTGCAAAGCACTATCTGCCTTAGACTTTACATCATCAAGATCAACCGCGCCCGTTATTGTTATAAGGTCGGTTTTACCCTCTATGCTTTTAACTCTGCTTGCGAGTTCGTCTAAAGCACTTTGCACTTGAGATGGGCTACCATCCCAATCGCTAGGAACGGTGAGCGTATAGGGTACTCCTGACGCGTTAATGGATACAATATTGCTTACGAGCGCATTTGCGTCATCGTAAGCCTTCCATTTGCTATCTAAGCTATCAACAAAGAAATCAAACCTACCAAGAGTTGCACCGCTTAATGCCGTGGCTTGTGATATCGCTATTTGACTTAATATACTCACGCTCCTAGTTTTATAACTCCGTTGTTTGTTATCGTTCCATCATTTAAGATAGGCCCCTCAATAATTGCCAATCTCCCTCCTTCGTCTATTATCATTTGTGCCCCTGCGTCAAGTATAAAGTTACCACAAATCAAGTACTCAAACCTATCCAACACAGTAATTATATCTGTGCTGCTTAAATGGTACTTAGTGCCCGTACTTGGACCGCCTGAGCCGCTTGCGTCAATGCGTAACGTACAGCTATCAATCACGGTTAACGTTATGTTGTTACCCGCTTGTAAGACCTTGCTTAGTTGCTCGGCTGATATTTGGCGCTGTCGTAAATCTATCTCTAACAATTATACTTTTGTTTTAAATCCCATCTTTGCAGATAATGTACCTGTCGTGTTGTCGTTTGGCTCTAATCTTAATCTCATTTTAAACCCCATGAAATAATTGTCTTTAATTCCTTGTGGGTTGCTTGTTATATCAAAGTAACTCTCACAGTTAGTAGGGTTCAACATACTTGTCCATACTGTGCCGTCAATGCTTTCTTCAATGTATATCCTTGGACTCCCATCTGTACCAGTCTTTACAAACTGAATCAAGAAACGCATATCTTGCCCACAATCAACAGTAAATACAGAACTTGTTTGATTAGTCGTTGCGTCTACGTTAGTAAAAAAGTCATATGAAGCGTATGGTATCATATCCCGCTAATAACATTTAAACATTGCCCGTTATAATCTGGGTAATCTGTATCATTATCTCTAATATACCACTGAATCACATTGTAATTCTTGACCCCCTCGTTAAACGCTTCAACAATATTGAAACCGCTATACGTTGGGCCTTTTGTCATCTCGTTGATATTGAACCCAACACCCGAAGATGACTTTTTAACCGCCAGGTCACGCACTAAATAGAAGTATACAAGCTCAATAAGCATTGTCTTCATTCCTTCGCTGCGTTGTATTGCGTTGTTGTTGTCCTCACATATCTCGTTGAATATATCAATATAGATTTGCGTTTGTGGTACTCCTGCAACTAAGTCAGCAATAAACAGAGCGTATAAGTCACACCCAAGCAACTCAATCAAATACTTTTTCTCGTACTTGTCCAAGTATGTTTGAAAGCTTACGTCTGTATGGCAATCCTGGGGGATAGTATACTCACCGCTTTCAAAATCTGTTAATGCTAGTATGTTAGACATTATTTGAGTTTTGCAATTCCTTTATCAACTAATATTTTAGCGCTGGGTTTGCCGCATTTCTTTTCTTTACCGTCAAGGATTATAGATATATCCTTTTCTGGTAATGCATCCCAATTGATAGCTTTGTTACTTGAAGGCGCGGCCTTCTCACTTTTGTTTGATCCTTTGCTTTTTTTCATATTTTCAAACTTTAGAAATCGGGCAAGGCGTTAACCTCACCCGATTTTATTATTTAATCTTACAATGCAATCAGTGCGGCTGCATCAGTTGAGATTGTACCAGTAACAAACGCGGTAGTTTGGTTTGTTTTGATCACATTTAACCCTCTCCATTCTGCAAGAACAGTGACAAGGTTGTCCACGAAATCCGTACCGGATCTACCAACCTCTATATCAATTGATCCTTTATCAAATACAGTGGCTTTTTTGAAGTCACCAATCAAATAAGTATCAACAGTTACAAGAGTCGTTTCGATAATGGGAATACCATCAAGCGAAAGACTACCTGCGATCAATTGCAAAGCATCAATATAAGCTTTATCAGTTGTAGACCTTTTGATTTGCTTCAATCCAAGCACATCAGTAGGATGCAACATGATATAAGTTGGTGCGGCTTGGTTAGCAATTTGAATCTGTGTTGCTGCTGTTCTAAGCACATCGACCAAATTTGCATTAACAACTGCAACCGGTGCAGTAGCTGCAACAAATGCAGTTGATTGAGTTAATATACCGTTAAGGTTCAACCCTGCTCCTGATCCTTCATACACTTGCGTTTCAATCAAACGGAGCATTTCGCCCATCAATTCGTTGTTGATTTCTGTACTCATGAAGTCAATATCACCAACCATTTCAGTTGACACTTTGATAAACGCAGAGAATTTTTTAACATCCTCAGAGTTAACAACCAAATCAAAATCAATTTGATTTTTAACCGCGCCTTCTGCTGTTCCTGCGGCTGCACCATCACGGTTTACTTTAGAAACCCATGTGATAACGTTGCTAGATGCTGTACCTCTTGATACGATTGACAAAAGTCTAACCTCTCTTGATGGTATATCGTCTAGTCCTGCAAGTCTTTGCTCAACTGGTACATTTCCGCCTGACACGTTTGTAGTGATCAGCATTGTGCCCGCTGCTTTGAACTTCAAGCGTCCGTCCTTACCTTCTTTGATGTTTGTAAGAGTTTCTGCACCTGCTTTCAATCCTTCGTACAAAGAGCTTGTTTGCTTTGCTGCGTCTTCTTTTTCGCGCTTGCTCAATTTCTTGATTGCAACACCGTACTCTTTTAAAGCTTCGTTAAGTGTCTTTGTATGCTCAATATTAGTCTTGATAATCTCAGACTTTAGAGCCTCGATATCTTCTTTGCTTGCTTTTGCTTCAATTGATGCAGTTAGTTCAGCACTGTTTTTTTCGCTGTACTCATTGTAAATTGATGCTAAGTCCTCAGCGCCTTTACTTGCGAGGTCTTCTTTTTTAATTCCCTTCTCTTGAAGGAATAAATCAAACTTATTCATAATTTTTTATTTTAATATGTTCAAGTAAAAATTCTTGACATCCTGGTTGTGTACATCAATCTCCGGCTCATCATCTTGAGTGCCCTTGTCGGACGGCTCAAAGTTTACGAGTGAATTATATTGCTGTTGGCAAACCTTCAACGCCATCTCTATTTCAAATAATCGTTCATCTGTACCCTTGCCATTTTTCAAGGCATTGATCAACGATGTCATTTTCTTATTAACCTTATCAATAACCTCAAGGTGGTTGCCTTTACTTACATCCAATGTAGGTGTTAGGCTGTTGGCCCCAAATGTAACCGCGCTACCTTCCCAAAGTTGGACTTCTTTAATCTCCCAATAAGAAGACTCACCGCGCTCAATTAGTTGCGTCTTATCTTCAATGTAATTGAATCCAATACTATGCTCATTGATAATCCCGTCCTGGTAATCAAGCATTGCCGCGTCTCCTTTAGCTGACCTACCTAGTTCTGCCTCACCTATCAACCCCTCGTTTGTTTCTTCAAGATGAACAAACTTACCAATTGGATGCTCCCAATCATGGTAACGCAAAAACGCAATCTTTCGATTGTTTGCACTATTTGGCCCTCGCTCCTCTATTGACTTTTTGAATGCTCCTTTGCGTATGATGTCAGAATCAGAATCAAGCGTGTCAAAACTAGATAAGACAATCTTAACCCGCCTCGCTTGTATGTCAAGGTCTTTGATTTTAAGCCCTTTCTTAACGCTGTATAATCCTTTACTATCCTTCTGCATCTCTTTGATTTTTGTCTTGCTCAACCTCAAACTCTTGAGTTATTAAGTTCGCTAGGTCTTCATTAATCTCATACTTCTCAATCAATAGACCCCTCTTTGCCTCCAATGGTATTTGCATCGACATTACAATGTTGATGCCTTCCATCACAATTTTATCCTTCTCGGCCTCTACTTTCTTATCAGATTGTAGTACTTCTATCTCACTAAAGTCGTGGCGTATCCTTCTCGATCCATCAGGATAATGATTCTTTGCAATGAATCTAGTATCAGATGAGTCAAGGACCTCAGCCAATGACATCATCACATTTGTATACATTGACTTTTCAGATTCTTTCCTGTTGTTGTTCTTCTTGCCTGCCGGATCATTAAATAATGCCGCATCATATCCCAACACATTACACAATGCCCTAAGCCCTACAACACCTTGCTCAACTAATTGCAAATCTGTACTAGACATTGCCATTTGTTGATACTTCAAGTTCTTGTTTGTGACAAGAGTACGGCCATATTTGTCTGTACCTGTCGATCTACCATCAAATGCAGCTTGGACCGCTTCGGCCTGTTCGGCCTCCATTGGCCTCTCACTTGCATCTGTGATAAAACCTATCGCGCCCCTGTTTTGGAATAGTGTTGCGCTGGCATCCCATCGGTCGTTACCTGTCTTCACAACCCTTGATGCTACCTGTATAAGTGATAACCCATATTGCGCCTCTGTAACTGAGGAGAATGAAGGGTTGAATAATTTGATTTGCTGTAGATCGTCCTTGGTGTAGTTCCTGACGTTTGATCCTAGTCTAAAATTATACTCAACGTTCGGTATGAAAAAATCCGCGCTTGTGCTTATGGTTATAGCTGGACTCGGTAACACATCAACCTCATCAAAGCGAGAGCTGATACCGTCTTGCCCTATCATGTAGCTGTTGCCATTGGCAAGCAGATAGATAATTCTTTGCGTATTTATGTCTGCCCACGTGTAACCTTTTCCATTATTTGGATTGTCCCAAAGTTCGTGAATGCTTGTGTCCTCCTCAAGCTCCCAACCTTCTGAGGTTTTGCGCTCAACTATCTGAGGTATTGAATTAAAGATTTCATGCGTCTTTGTGATGATGCTGTAAACATCAACGTTCTGCTCAAAGCCCTCACTGAGTAATTGACCAGGACTATGACCTATTTGGTTGGCTCTAAAGCTGCCGAACAAACGCGCAATGGTTGATCTGTCCGTTGCATTAAATGTTCTAGTACTGAATATATCGCTAATCCAACTCATTTATAACCTTTAAATTGCCAAATTACAAAATTTTATCCAATAAAAAAATCAGTTGTCACCAACTCAAACCATTCACGCATCATTATGGTGTCCCAGTCATCAGGTGAGCGCCCAATTTTTTCTTTCATTTTATCCTTGGGTATGATTGCAACCTTGCCATCTTTGTCGATATCCTTGAGTTTGATCTGTTCCATCTCCTCAGATACTAAATCAATGACATTGCTGTCATTGCATAACTCCACCACCTCCTCAAGGTTTATCCTCTTAGCCATTTTTACGGAACATTGACTTTTAAGGTTATCGTAGTTCTCACCATTCAACGCCCTTGAGTTGTTTACAAAGCCTTGGCATCTTAGGTAATCTACAACGCCACCACCAACTCCATCTTCATCTGCGATCGTGTTGGTGTTTTTAATGCCGTGTAAGGCTTGCAATTCCTTTGCTTGATCTACGACCTCATTAATTAAAGTAATGGCAACAGAACGCCTCTCTATGCAAACCCAGCCATGCCACACTCTGAACACTGTACAATCCTTGCCTTTACGCGCTACGTCAATAGTCAAATACTTTTTGCCTTCTGGTTGGATGTGTTGACCATTCCAGTAGTTCACAATGGAGTTGTACCCAATCAATGTTGATTTGTCATCGTCATACTCCCAATCACCATCATGTAAACGTCTCTTGCTTGCCTCGTCTAATTCAAGCAAGGTTGTAATGTATGACTCTGGTAAGTGTGGATTATCCTTTGGCAGTGCCTGGATGAATTTCTTCGTATCTGGTAAGCTGCCGTTTTTACTTGGTATGTAAAATTTCTTGTAGACCCAATTCTTTGATGGGTTGCAAGACCCTAATATCTTTGGAATCAAACCAAACTCATTGAGCTTATACCGGATACGTGACTTGACGATCTGCCAAGCTTTGGCGTTTATCTGGTTGCACTCATCAACAAAGGCCGCTGAAATTTCAAGCGATCCCAAATCGTCAAAATTTGGATCACTTGGATAATGAAACAAATCCTTTAAAATTATCTCGCTTCCATTTTTCCAGACAATCAATCCTTTTTGTTCTTTGTACTCCCATTGATCAGAGATACCAAGCTTTGTTGATAGCTCAAAGAATGTGGCTAAGGTAGTTTCTTTTAAAGTTTTGAGTTTGGCCCGACCCATCAAGACACGCATGCCTTTGTAACGCTGGCAAAGCTCTATAAGCCAAAGGACACCAAGGGCAGACTTACCACCACCCGCAGCCCCTCCATAAATTAATTCTGTGGTTTCATTATCCTTGAGATAGTAAACCGCGTTCTCTTGTTTAGGAAGTAGTCTCATCAGGCTTTATCCCTGTGCCTAGACTTATGACTGAAAGAGGTTGCCCACCACTTTGGACGTCAACCCTTTGCATTGATAATGCATCTCGTTCTTCATCTGAGCAAATCAATTTGTACAAGGCTATTAACTCCGCTGCCTTATCGCTTTTATGAAGCTTTGCCCGTATTGATGATTTTGTTACGATCTTATTTTCATCAAGTAAACCTTTTAAGGTGTCGTATTTGTCCGAATCTTTCGGGAAAAACCTATAAAAAGAATCTTTCCCGCATGGGATAAACGCAACAATGTCTTCAATAGAAAACAGGTTATGTTTTTTGATTTGCTCTTGAGCTTTTAGAAATATTTTATCTTGGTCTAGGTAAGACAAACTCGTAAAAATTTTAATTGAGGTAAAGCACATACACGTTGTCACCTTGATCGCTCCACGTGTAATGTAGGAACTCGTTGTTATCTTGATGTGTGTATGTCATGTTGTTGAACATACCCAATGATACGAAATTTTAACGACAAATGACTGAAAAGTGAGTGTTTGAGTAAAAAGTGCGTTAACTGAGGCACTGAGAGTGGTTTTTTTGTTTAATACCCTCGAAATTAAGATAAAAAAGAGTGACCGATACTGTTAGACCCTGTGTAAATCATGCTTTAAACTATATTAAAGGAGGTTTTACCCCTATCTAAGGGTCTAAAGGGTAAAACTAAGGTATCCCTATTACTCTCTACGGTAGTAAACGCGAATCACTTTTTATCTATTTCTATATTTCTTTAGCTCTTAAGACACTAAAGTAGTAAAATAGAAGAATAGAGAGAGATAAGAGGGATTTCAGAGGGTCAAAGACAGGGTGCAAGCAAGGGTCGCAAAATTCAAAAACACTTTGCGACCCTCTGTTTTTAACCCCCAAAAAAACGCGTCTTGAAATAGTTATAAACCATCTTGGAATTTTTAGTTGTCATGACAACCATTATTTTAGTAAAGTGCTTGAGAAAATTTATAAATCCTTTCATTTCTTGCTCGTATTTCTTCTCCTTTTCATCAATTAAATTCAATTTATACTCTGAATTTTCATCATCATTCTTGAAAAGTTCGTCCAATCTTTGCTTGAAATCGTCAAAATTATGCTCAAAGTTTGCTAGGTAATACAGTGTTTTGATATCCATAATTAGTTGTTATAGTAGTTCTTCCAATAGTCTTTACTCTCTTGTGATGTTGTGTCTTGTGGTGGTATTATTTCAACTCCATTCACGATTTTATCCATATCCGCATAAAACTTCTCGGATAGCTTGGTGAGTGCTGTAATGATTGCTTCTGTTTGTTCTTTGGTTCTTGTCATGCTTTCTGTGATTTGAATATTTCAATAGCTTTATTTAGAACATAAATTTTTTCAATTTCCTTTCTTTTGCGCGCTGGGTTTGTTATCCATGTGCTGTCATTTATTAGTTTTTCTTTGATCGTTTTTATTTCTTTTTCAAGAATTTCAACTTCGTTTTTCATTGTTCTTTGTTTTTCTTTCGCTCAATTGCTTCTTCTATCCTTTTGCTGAAATTACTCTTTGCTTTAGCTACGTTATCTTTCTCCTCTTTGAATCCTTCAATATCTTTCTTAGTGAAGAAAACTTGAATAAGTGTTGAGAATATAACCTTTTTCAAAATCTCGTAGATAAAGAAACTTATCACTACGTGTATTATTATATCTATTTGTATCATTGTTCAAGTTCGTTATAAAGTAAATACGCCAACCCACTGAAGGCGATTATGTAAAGTATGTCGGTCATTTTTTAAGACATTAAACGTACAGGCATGCAACGTTTTTTATAATCCCTGTATTTTACCGCCTGTTTCCTGTCCTTGTTCTGTTTGTTTTTACATTCTTTGCAAGAGGGGGATTTTCCGTTTTTTTGCCTTTTATCGTTATAATATTCTAAAATATCTTTTGATTCTGTACATTTTGTACATGTTTTCATAACGCTATCGTTTTAAAGTGATACTTAACCGTTCTTATATCTCTAATAAAATCTTCACCACTCATAGCAATATCAAAACTCGTCACTCTGAATTTCATTTTAAATTTTCTGCTCAGATTGTAGAATAAATGAGCTGAGTCGTTCATTATGAAGCTCTCTAAAAAATCAACATCGTCAATCATTTCGACACTTACTTTAAGGTATCCACTCCCCTTCCTTCCTAGTCTATAGTGGTTTTTCTCTCTTATGTATTCTAGTTTCCTTTTTCTACACGATTTTTTCTTGATCTTACTCATAACTTTATCCCTTTTAGTTTCATAATTACCTCTACGTCCTCAACTCCATACGCTACAAAGACGGTCAAACCTTTGCCTCTCATTTGCCTGTGCGTAAACTCTTGCAGCTTCGATAGCTTACCCCCTGGCTTCTTGACTTCTATGAACATACATTGCTCGTTCTTGCATGCTAGCACGTCCGGGACACCGTTGGTTGTGGTCTTGATCAGCTTTGTCACAAACCAACCTTGACCCTTTAGCGCGTCACTTATTTGCTTTTGTATTTTTTGCTCAGTCATTTGGTTATAAATTTGTAATGGCGTTTAGCCGGTTGTTAGCAAACATACGGTTAAGCGTTTTCAGCTACTAATTCATTTAGCTTGTCTTTTAATGACATTATCGTGAAGTAGTCACTAACTGAAATATCATCAAATAAATCATCTTTTTCCTCGTCTAAAACAGCCTCTAATTCTTCGAGTATTAGCATAGTCCGTTTGCTAACATCAGCTATAAAATCATTACCTTTTTTGTGCTTGCTTTTAAGTTCTGTTCTTTTATCCATTGTATTAGTTTTTTAGTCCTGTTCGTTATTTAATCGGTAACGCTTTATAGCCTTACCATTAGCCACAACTACATATATTCATTACATTCGCACTTTATACAATCTTCACAAATCACCTTTAAATCGTGTACATCGTTACACTTTTCGCAGTGGCTAACATTGTATAAAGCAAATGCAGCTTCTAAGTATTCTTTTAGTTCTCTACCTGTCATAGTTGTAGATACTAATTGTTCAATCTTATCTATTGGCTCACCTGTTAGGGCTGTTTCTATTTTACAAAATTGTTCGTCAGTCATAATTCATCTGTTTTAATTGCACTTGCTTTATACTTACGTTAGGCACAATACTATAACCACTCACCATTTACCCTTACTGTTTGTTTTCTCTCGACCTGAAAAACCTCATTTGTATCTTCATCAACAAAATCTTCAATAAAATGTATTCTACCTACAAGTCTTGTCTCGTACTTTTTAGGTCTTCCACAAATTAGAACCTCTTCCTCTTCTTCTGTAAACCATTGTGTTTTATCACACAGTAACATATCTTCTTTTCGTAGCTCAATTATCTCTTTTTTTAATTGCTCTATTTTACGTATTTTATTACTTTCTTGTTTTCTTATTGTACTTCTTCGTTTCATGTCGTAAAGTGCCTAACAAGGTGTATAAGCAATAGCTGTCAGGCTGTTTAACTATCGCATTTGTTTAAATTTATTTACTTGTACTTATATTGTTTGTGTTGCTACTGCTCATACACAACACGTTATGCCCCATACACGGAGTCAATAACTTGCTTCCTTTTTACGTTTTTTATCCAATAGTATAATTTAACCCAATTCCATAAGCCAATACTTACATCTTTATTTCCATCGGCATGGAAATATAATAATCCGTTTGATATCCACCATCTTATACCACTTGGCTTATGGTAGGCGTTGTATTTATCAATATGCCAATCGTCAATATTGTTAATTAACGCTTCATATGCCCTGTCTTTTAAAGTGTTAGTTTTTTGCTCAGTCATTTGGTTATAAATTTGTAATGGCGTTTAGTTGTGTTTTTTAAAACACTTTATTTTATCGCTTTCAGCCTGTGTTATTGTGTTATTAAATAAATCATAACCCATATAAAACCTATCAAGACGAGTGACATAGAAATAAGAATTAATGTTTCTTTCAATCCTATCAAGTAAATCATCCCAGTGTAATAAGTAGCTGCTAATATCGCAGCCAATACCCATCCTATTATGTTCTCAATACTCATAATCCCTAATCGTTTAAAGTGTGTGTTTGTATTAATATTATACTCAAATATAATAAAAAGGTTACAAGTTCAAGCCTAATTGTTTGATTTCTTTTGATTTAATTTCAAAATCCTGTCTGAACATGCTTAGAGTGTAATCTTTTTTATTCATTACTGAGTTATAAATTTGCTCCTCAATGCCGCCATCGCTAAATATCCAGTACACAATGTTCTCTTTAGTCCTGTCCTTACTTGTGAGCCTGTCTCTTGCTTGCCAATACGACACAGCGGCAAAGTCGATATTAAAGAATATAAGACAATCAGCACTAGATAAGTTTATACCCTCGCGGCTTGACTGGATTTGGCCTAAGAAAATTAAATCATTTCTCTCATTGAACTCCATAGGGTCAGCGGTCCAATTTGGGAATTGAGCCTTTAACATTTCAAGCTCGGCAATGAATTTGTAAAATATTGCAATCTTCTTGCCTTCAAACCTCTCCTTTATAAACACCGCCTTACTATTATCCAGGACTTGACGCACACCACACTCAAATTTTATAGTACCGCTATGCATTTGGTGCAGCTTCTGCATGAGTTTCACCCCTGTATCAGCGACTATATTATGATTCTCGCCCTCTATTACTAAGTCGCGTTTAAGTTGCTTACAAAGCGCGTATGTGCTTGGCTTCATCTCAACGGTCAAAACCTTCTCGTTGACTGTTTGTTCAAACCCTGCTTGTTCTTGCGTGTAGGTGATGAAATACGGATCAAGCACGGCCATAACTTTTGACCGGTCGGCATCACTGTAATCATTGACGGTCCCATGACCTAGATGTAATTGCTTGACATTTACGTAATCCTTTGCCCATTTGTAAAAGTTTGCATGGTCTGGGAACGGGTTATGATGTGGGCTTACTGCAAATTGGTGATACAAATCACTGTACGACTCAGGGCAAGGCGTGCCACTCATTAGAATGACACGCACGTGAGGCCATAGTCCAAGCATTAACTTAATATCTTTGTAACGCCCGGACGGCTTCGGGTAAGCCTTGATACTGTGCGCCTCGTCAAGTATGACCACATCACAATCTTTCAATATTACCTTGTGCACTGACTCATAGTTGATGACCATAATGTCAAGGTTGGCCCCGTGCGCGGCAATGTCGGCCTCTATGCTTGAGATGGCTTTTTTCTTTGTAACGAACAGCACCCTCCCGCGCTTGTGCCCTACGAGTAGGTTGCACGCTGCGAGGGCTGTATGCGTCTTACCCGTACGGACCTGCATCGACAAATAAGCCATGCCTTTAATTTGCAATAGGTGTTTGCACTTCTTTGCAATCTCTGATTGATAGGGTCTGAGTGTTATCATGTTCCTATACTTACAAGATTACCAGAATCAAACGCAAACGATATAGCGCATTTGCTTCTTATGTATAAATCTATAACGTCAGTTTGGTCATCATTTGTGTATATGATATTACAATCAACATTATCGAATCTATGCAAGACCTCTTTAAATAAATCATACTCGTTTTTATCCGGAAACCTCTTTTCAAACGCCTCGACTGCTTTAGTCGCTGCGCTCTCGGCTTTAATTGGTGAAAACCTTTTTATAGTCTCGGTATAAATATTTATCCAAAGTGTTTCTTTTTGTGTCATGGTCTATGGTTTTGTGATGTAAATATTGGTGTCCTCCTCATCTTCGGGTACTTCTGGAATATCAAATGGCGTGTGCGTTATTTTTCCATACTTTGTTGTAAACCTCCAGAAAGGCTTAAATATAGATTCAAAATCTTTGACGGCTTTGTCTGCCAATTCTTTCGGGTCTCCTATTCTGCTTTGCCTCATCGCTTCGATGTAGACAGATTGCCATAAGTGTTCTTTTGTCATGGGTTTAAATTTCATTTAGTTACAAATTTGTAATAGCGTATAGCGATGTGTTAGCTGTAACTATTTTGTTTCGTGATATCCTATTGTGCAGCCTACTATCGTTGCCCCAAACCATATAATTAAAAACCTTGTTGATTCTTTCCATTCAGTTGTATTATATTCATTAGCTATAAATCCAAAAACAGCCCATAATACTAACATAACCGCAACAGCTAACAAGGTATAACAACCATATTTTTTTAAGTTCTTCATATATTTTTAAGTTTAGTGTTTTAAAATCCAGTTGTTATACTGGAGTTAAAATTTAGGTGTCATATCAATTGCGGCTATCTCGTCACCGTTCAAACCTGGGGTACTGCCTGTTGTGCTTATAGCGTGCCACCTCTTGCCGTTACTTGATCCTTTGTGGTAAGTATATCCTTTGTGCCGCGCGTAGTCCTCTACCCATCCATTGAATGCTCTGGCGCTCAAGTACTTGTTATAATCTGGGTAGTCCTCTATAAATTTGTCGTACTTCTCTTTTTTATCCTGCCTTTCGTTAAACGGGAAGTTGTTAACGTCCTCTTCTGTCATCCAATCAAAGAACTCTTGGTTAGAGTTGCCAATGAATTTCTTTGTCTTGAGGTTTTTGAAACCGCATTCAATGCGCCCATGTGTCAAGTACAATTGAAGGCAACTAATCATGTAGTTATCAAATATGTGAAAATGTTCCTCATCCCACTCATCAAATAACATGCGCCCAGCTTCATCTTCTGGGGTACGCGTTGCGTTGTAGTACTGACTAAATTCAAGGTCCCACTTCCTTCGCTCATTACTATTGCCTAGTCCTTTGAGTGCGTAGTTGGTAGAGATTAACACCTTCGGGCTTTTTTCGATGGGTAATTTTATGGCGTCTTTGTTTTTCTTCTCAAGGGTTATGCCCTCAGTAATGATTGAAAAAAGCGACTCAAAACTAAAATTCTTTTTAACGTCATCCAGGCATAATACTTGTGTGTCGACCTGTACGGTCTGATATGCGAATGATTTATCTGTTGCAAAGTTTTTGCCATCAATCGTTGCCACTCGCTTCATGTGCCCAATGGCACTTATAAATAAACCCTTACCCGTGCCACCGTTTGGATTATCACTGATCAACTCATCATTGAGTATAACTGCGCGATTCCTTGCGCCTGTCTTGTAGCTATGTAAGAGGAAACCAATTGCTGATTCTATAGCTTGGCGTCTTGTGTCATCCTGCGAGCTTATGTTCCAAATTAGAGTTTTGAAATCATTGTCAATTGTGTCTAACCTTTTAAACGATCTATCTAGGCAATGCTTACCCCACACGTTACCACCTAAGTCATTATACTTGACTTGCTCAACGGTGTCACGCGTGACTTTCACCGCTGTGTTGTCAAAATAAAGGTAGGCGGTGTCTTTGTCATCTTCCACAAACGATGCACCGCAATTCTCAAGCATAGACAAATAATCTTCTTTGAAGTATCTTGGCCGTCCGGCTAAGTGGTTCCATACCGCATCGTGGCCGTGACTATCCAAGTCATCAAGCACCATATCCTTGATTAGCTCCTCTGTGATGTCGAATATTTTACTTTCTTTTTTGCAGACAAATACAAAAGTTTGAGACTTCTCAGCGTAGTATTTGTAAATCCCTAAGCTCTTGAGGTAGTCGCGGTATTGACTAGCTACTATTGTAATGCCTCGCTTTGTCGTGAACCAGAATATACTAACAGGGTGACTCTCTTGCACTTGCTTAACTGCCTCGGTTGCGGTTTGGATGTTCATGTTGTTATCCTTTGCTACTTGCGCGGATATGTCCTCAACGCTCTTGCCTTGGACGGTCATTTTTTTAATCTGGTTCACTGGCTGCTTGGCCTCAAAGAATTGCGTTGAAAATTCTGCCGTCCGTTTGTACGCGCTATTGACT